CCTACTCAAGTTGTAGCTTCGGCTAACAGAAGTAGTAAACCTGGTCGCAAATCTGTACGACTCACACCGTCACAGGTAGCAATTGCTAATAAATTAGGTGTGCCACTTGAAGAATATGCGAAACAATTAAATTTAATCACGAAGGAGTAAAAGCATATGAGTAACGAAAACGAAAACAGAGCTTCTCGTGCGAGTCAGACTAGAGAAAAAGAAGCTCGAAAAAAAGTCTGGACTCCACCGTCATCTTTAGATGCACCCCCGGCCCCTAATGGGTTTCGACATAGATGGGTGAGAATAGAATCTATGGGTTTCCAAGACGCTAAAAACGTCGCTGGAAGATTAAGATCAGGTTATGAATTAGTCAGATCTGATGAATACCCAGATTCAGATTATCCAGTCGTTGGAGAAGGTAAATACGCGGGAGTGATCGGAGTTGGTGGCCTTGTGCTGACAAGGGTACCGGAAGAGATTGCGCAATCAAGAGCTCAATACTATGCAGAGCAAGGTAGAGAGCAAGATCAAGCAGTTGAAAACGATCTCATGAAGGAACAGCACCCAAGTATGCCGATCAATGTTGATCGACAGACACGTGTAACTTTTGGTGGTACTAAGAAATAGTTTATTAACAATTTCTAAACCAACAAAATAAATTAAAATAATAGGAGTAAAACTATGGCAAACAAAGACGCTGCTTTTGGTTTAAAACCAATAGGCAAAGTGGGTCAGAACGCTGATAACGGCGGGTTAAGTGAATACTCTATTACTAACAATGATAGTACAGCTATCTATTTCCAAGATGCAGTTAAAGTAACTGCTGCTGGAACTGTAGATTTAGCTGCTGCTGGAGAAGGTAATTTAGCAGGTTCACTAAACGGTGTTTTCTACACTGATCCATCAACTCAAAAGCCAACATGGGCAAATCACTATGCTGGCAGCATTGCTGCTGCTGACACAGTTGCTTTTGTGGCTGACGATCCTTACCAAAGGTTCGAAATCCAATGTAACTCAACTTTAGCGGTTGCTGATGTATTTGCAAATGCAAACATCACTGTAGCAGCTGGAGTGGCGGCTAATTATGTTTCTAAATCAGAACTTAATAAAGCTACTTTGGATACAACAAACACACTACAGTTGAAAATAGTAGGTATTAGTAAAGACCCAGAAAACAGTGACACTTCAAGTGCCAATGTTAATGCGGTAGTTCAACTTAATACACACTATGCTAAATCAACTACAGGCTTATTAGCATAAGGAGTATAAAATATGGCTATATCACGATCACAACTAGTTAAAGAACTAGAGCCAGGTTTAAATGCTTTATTTGGCCTGGAGTACAAACAATACGAAAACCAACACGAGCAAATCTATACGAAGGAAACTTCGGACAGAGCTTTTGAAGAAGAAGTTATGTTATCAGGTTTCGCTCAAGCACAGGTTAAACCTGAGGGTTCTGGTGTTACTTTTGACAATGCTCAAGAGACTTTCACTGCAAGATACACTCATGAAACTGTAGCTTTAGCGTTCTCAATCACTGAAGAAGCGATTGAAGATAACTTGTATGACAGATTGTCTTCAAGATATACAAAAGCGTTAGCTCGTTCAATGGCACAAACAAAACAAGTTAAAGCTGTTAATCCTTTAATTCAAGGATTACCAACTACTGATGGTTTTGATTCAGGCGACGGTGTTTCTTTATTTAACACTGCTCACCCAACAATCGCAGGTAGTTACCAAAACACTTTAACTACTCAAGCTGACTTAAACGAAACGTCTCTTGAACAGTCTTTAATCGACATTGCTGCGATGACTGACGAGAGAGGTCTTAAGATCGCTGCTAAAGGAATGAAAATGATTATTCCAAGTGAATTACAATTCACAGCAGAGAGATTAATGAAGTCTGCACAAAGAGTTGGAACTGCTGATAACGATATCAATGCAATTGGTTCTATGGGAATGATTCCACAAGGTTATGTGGTTAACAACTTCCTAACAGACACTGATGCGTTCTACATCATTACAGACGTGCCAAATGGTATGAAGTATTTTGAA